TGTCACGTTATAAATATGCACGTCTCTCAAAAACCTCCACTAACTATCTACAAACCTTCGACGCCGGCGTTTGACACCGTGAAGTCAAGCGTGATAAACTCTGCAGAACGATTAGGCTGCAGGAAAATCTTTCCTCTAACAGTGTTGTTTTCAATATCAGTCTGTGTAGTAGTAGTAGAATCGATCACAACTCTGAATCTTGCGATTCCCTCGGTCTGCTGGACTCTCTCGAGTATAGGCGTAACGAGCGCAGTAAATCTCTGCAGAGTTGCTTCTCTGTTCGGTTCAAAGATAAGGCCTTGAGCAACTTGCTTAATAGACCTTCTGACATCAATCAGCAGTCTTCGAACGTTAACTCTATCTAGTGCAGTTGCTGCAACCTGCAAAGTTCGCTGTCCCATGACTATTGGGCCAGAGGTAGCGTCTCCTGTTGGCTTGCTAACAATTGGATTAATCTTTCTAGCATTCAGCGCATCGAGGTTAGCTGCATTCAACTGTCTCATTGTTGATGAGGTGGCTCCCGTCACACCGCGAGTTTCGCCTGCAGGTGCGAACCACGGGAACTTAACAGAATCATTAACTGCTATAGCGTTCAGCACTCCAATCGAGGGCGGAACTCTCTTCTCGACAACGTCAATCTCTTCGTTACCTGATTCTGGCCTTAGCGTCTTGATGCTGACTTGCTTTATCAGGTCTGGGAAGTAAGCTGCAGCGAATGAAGAATCTAGTGCACGATCTGCAAAAGCAGTGGCAGTATTCTTAACATGCACATTCTGGACTGAGCTTGTAACAACTGTGTTGAGCGCGTCTCGCTCTTCGATATCCATGACGTACAGAGTGTCAAACCTGTCTTCGGCCACGGAAATAGCTTCATCTGTTACTGCAGAGTGACGAATCCCCGGTATCGCAAGAATCTGTATATCTACATCTGCCTTCTCACCCATGATGTCTGCGGCTTTTCTGTAGGCTGCAGTCGTTGGACCGCTGGTTTCACCTCGAGAAACATCAGCCATCTCACCTACAATAGCAGAGTTTTCGAGATCAGAAGTGTTTTTGTCATAAACATTTACTCCGTTAAATCCTTGCTGGAAGGGAAGAGTAAACTTGGCGAGATTAATGACCGCGGCGTTTGAGCCGTCTAAGTCATCAACTGTAAGACCTCTTGTAAATGTAGGAGTTTCAACAGCTGCTGGGACTCCAGTTCTGTTGTAAGAGCAGCTCTTGAACAGTGATTCTGTATCGGTCAATACGCCGCCGGAACCTGTCTTAACCTGCAAGTTCTCAAGACTGAATCCGTTGTTATTAAACACGTCGCAGTCAAGAACATAGCCGTTCTCGTCTGCCTGCCCTGCATTAGAGCCTGTGATAAAGTTTAAGTCAGAAACTCCAAAGTCTGGGAAGTACTTCGTAAAGTTAGCAACCAATGATGATGGTGAGTTACTGCTGTTAGGTTCTCTTGCAGAGGTCTTTGTTTCAAACTGAACGCCGAAGTACAGTTCTCTCTCAACAGTAGGCGTAATTGAAGTGAGCTCCGCCATTCTTAGATTTTCTCTAAAAGGTACAGGAGGTTGCATAATAGATTGGAAAAGACTCTTCAACCGGACGCCGTAATTACCTACATCATCCTTTCTTGTTCTTGCGTCAGCTGATCCTGATGATGCAATGGCATTAGAGCCTGAGGTTATGATGTGATCAAGGCCTCTAAAGCCCATTGGGACCGCGGATGATTCGATCTCACCGTCATCGACAACGCTGTTCATCTCAACTCTGATTCTTCCAGAAAGGTTGGGATACTTGCCTTTAACAACAAGGCGCTGCGAACCTTCATTTCGATCAAAGTCAAAGAACGTGTTCATATCTCCGATGACTCTGGCGATGTATCTCGTAGAATTAGGATTAAGATTCAGCCCCGCATAAGTCTCAACAGCATTTTTATTTGTGTCTGTGTCGTAGTAATCACGCAACTCTAGGGTAAAAGTCCCGTACGGATCTGCCGTAGTTCCCTTGGTGATATCTCGAATTGAAACCTTGTACTTGGTGTTGGAAGCAAAATCATCTTTTACTTTGCCTCGAACCACACCATCAGAGAGCATGTGGACCCTAAAGAGGTCTTTGGAGCTACCACCAAACTTTTGGGATGTTATAAAAGGAGTTCTTGCCGCAACAAACCTGTCTTCAAAGCTTTCATAGTTAGGTGCATCGTTTGCGCCCGTGTCTCTATCTCTAGACCCAGTGAGCAAAAATGCAACTTCTTGTGCTTTGTAGCGATCGTAGATGGTTGTAATACTAGTTCCTGTAATTGTTGCCAACGACGGGTGAATATCATAGTGGGCGTAGAGCAAGTGGCCAAGCTCTTGAAACTTTTCAGGATCTTTATTGAGAACATTTGAAATGTAGTTACTGTCGTTCGGATCAAAAGAAGCCGTGATGTTTAAGATAGAAGCGTCTTTGTTCTTAAGCCCGAAAACCTGGAAGTTAAATGTACTGTTACCCTCGGAGAGATTAACAGCACCCGTCATGTTTTGCTGAATGGTGATGTTCATATCAGACGATGCGTCTCCTGAGAGCGCTTGGTTTCCGCGTCGATCGGACGGGCTGTTTGACGAAGAAAGGTTCAGAGCAACACCTGAAGCAGCCATCAAGATTCCGCGTATAATTGGAACCGATCCAGTATATGCAGGTGAGCTGTTGCCGTTGAAGTTTTGAGGTATTTTAGCGTGCGTAAAAATTTCTGAGTCGGCAGACTGAGACATGTAGCAGCCGAGGAAGTATGTTCTACCTAGAGGAGCAGGTCCATTGCCTGCGTTTGAAACTGCATTGGCAAATGGGTTGTTTCCAAGAAATCCTGTATCCAGTGGGAGCTGCTGACCTACTACAAAGCCTGCATTGGTTACTTTTCCTGTGGATGTACTGCGCTTCTTGCCATCACCCGTGCCCAAGACGCGGACATAAGTGAGAGGAGTTCCTCTGGCTGCTGAAGCGTCTAACCACGTCTTTGCAGCTATGGGTCCAAATTGATCTCCGTTGATTGTCCCAAACTGGTTTTCAAACTGTGAAAAATTTGCGACAGTCACAGGGACAAAGGCGGGACCTTGTTGTGCAGTACCTATTATACCAGCAGGGATACCGGTGGTAACTTGAGGTGTGGGCGAAGACTTATCAGTCTCAAGGGCAACGACGCCTGCGGTTACAGTGGAAGAACTCTCAGCCATTATCTAATTCTCCGAAACAATATTACATATGAACTACACAAAGTCTACGCCCGCATTTGTTATAACAAAGTCTAAAGAAATAAACTCGATGGTTCTTGTAGGAACGATAACTATCTTTCCATTTAATCGATTTCCCTCTACGTCTGCTTGCGTATTATTAGAATCGTCACAAACGATTTTAAACTTTTCGATTCCGCTCTGAGCTTGGACTATTGCGAGCAGCGGAGCGACTTCAGATACGAATCTAGCACGTAGAGCAGGTGTGTTTTGCTCAAAGACCAGGTTGTTAGCAACCTGGACTACAGAACGCTTAACTTCTAAGAGCAACCTTCTTACGTTTACTCTATCAAGTGCAGACTTAGCTTTTTGCAAAGTTTTCTGGCCGAATATCACGAATGATGGGCGGCCGCCAGTTGAAGATCCTGGGAAACTTGCAATTGGATTAATTCGAGCATCATATAATTCATCTCTATCACCGGAAGTAAGTCTAACTTCTGCATTTGAGACGAAATCAAGCGCGCCTCTATTAAATCCAGCGGGTGCAAACCACGGGAACGAAACATTATCGTTGAAGCCCAGTGCCGCTAGAGCAGCGACTGAGGCTGGAACTTCCACGTTTTGCCCGCTGGAATCGTCTGTGAGTACAACATCTGGGAAATAGGTTGCTGTAGAGTTATTGTCTACAAGCCTTCTCTCAAACTGCTGCACCGTTTTTGTGACGCTTGGATCGTTAGTTGAGTCATCAAACAATCTATTGTTGTCATCATCGAACTCAGGAATATCCATCAAGTAAATGGACATTCCGTAATCTTTGTTCTGCTTCATCGCATGATCTGTGACAAAGGGCTCTCTTATGCCTGGGATCGCTAAGATGTTTGTTCTAACAACACTTGGATCCGTCATGATGTTGATTGCAGCTTTATAAGAAGCTACGCCGTTATTATTAGAGCCTACGCCGTTCATGTTGGACGCCATTCCAGGAGATACAAACGCTGAGGATGCTCCTCCGCCCGATGCCTTGGATGTGAACTTGTCATTAAGCCTATTAGCATTCTTGTCAAGAATGTTGACACCGTCAAAGCCGCCGTAGAACACGTTCGTAAACTTCATATAGTCAGAAAATCTATTGAATGTGACAGATGAAGTTTGTGCTATCAGAGTTCCAAAAGTAATTCTGTTTGCCTTGAGGGTATCATTAATCGTGTAAGATGATCCTTCTGGTTTTCCATTTCTAATGTAAGCTGCGGCCCTCATGATCTCAGGTACTGTTCCTGACAGCTCTGTGTCTTTATAAGCTCCTGTAGCGCTTCCACCAGCTTGAACCCCGAGAGCAACTCTCGACAAGCTAAACTTGTTGTTATTGAAGGCATCAGCAGTGTTTGATGAGGTAAAGAGGTTGTCCATCTTAGAGATGCCCATAAACTTCATCATATCTTTCAAGCCCTTGTTGATGTCAGCTTTTCTTGCTGCAGCATTGGGCTTTAACGAAGCATCTGAGATGCCGTCGGCGTGGAGCGAAGAAGTTGCAGGAATATAGTGGGTCTGAACACCCCAGTATAGGCTTGCATTAGCCTTCTCTAGTGTTCCCGGCTGCCCTACAAAAGGAAGGTTGCCGTCACCGATTGCACCGTTTGTTACCTTGAATCTGTAAGGCACTGGAGGTAGAATCGAACCCGTTAGGTTACGAGTAGCATATAGCTGCGCAATTGAACTGAAATTTTTGGCAACATCTCCGGTGGCGTCATGAAGTGCAAGCCTTGCATCAAAGTTAGGAGAAACAAATCCGACGTTATTCCTCGTCTTGAGCGCCGGAAACCCTCTAAAGCCAAACGGGAGAGCACTTTCAGGTACTTCACCCTTTTCAATTTGGTCTGTGAGGACAACTCGAACGATCCGCGACATGTTAGGGTAAATGCCCTCAACAACAAGCCTTCTTTCATCTTCTTGTTCAGCGTCAAAGTTGAATGTAACTTTTCGATCGCCGATCATTTTTCCAATGAAGCGCTGCGATCTTGGATTCAAGTCACAATTTACAAATTCTTCGAGAATCTCTGGATCGCCGTCAGTATCGTCGTAGGCACGCACGCAAACCGTAAAGGTGCCATAAGGATCTCTCTCATCTGTAGATCCCCGAACATTTCTAATTGAAATCTTGTACTTGCCGGAGGCGACTGCTCCATCATCAATAGTTTCAAAGTGAAAGAGATCATACTCTTTCTTTCCAAAGGGCTGAGAGATGAATTTTGTGGTCTGCGGAGACTGGTACCTCGTATCAAATCTTCCGTATGAGTTAGCATAGTTCTGTCCTGCAGGATTATTTGCAGAAGAATTAGCAGAACCTGAAAGCATTCCTACTGATGCTGTTGGATTCAAGTCCGAAGCTAAGTACCGAAAAGGCTGGGCAAGGGCTGCCTCTACATCAAAAGCCGCGTAAAGCAAGTGCTTTTCTTCTTCAAACCTTAGCGGATCTGTATTTAGTATGTTTCGTATGTAATCAGTGTCCTTCGGATCAAGCGATGCAGTGAAAACTTTAATTCCTGCAACGTTATCATTTCCGCCGAACGTTGTATCAGAAGAAGAAATAAACAGCTTAAACTTATTGTTCACTGCTCCTGATCGTCCGATGGCAGCGAGGTTATCCATGCCGCCCGTAACTGCAGCTTGATTGAGCATGCTAGCGTGGAACGAAGCGCTAAGGACGCCCACTCTAGAAGTATTATCTGTAAAAATTACCGCTCGAACCAAATTGATTGGAGGGTTAGGTGTGGCGGCCGTAGCTGTAGTGTCAAAAGAATCATTATCCGTGAAGTAGCGGGGAGAGTACAGCTCAGATGCTGACAGGAAATGTCTAGCTGCTAAAAAGTGTACTGTGCTAGGTTGGGAATACGTGTCTGTTGTGATAGG